TTGATGTAAGCCAGACACCTTGCCTTTTTACGACATCAAAGATATAACCCGGCTGATGGGGTTCTGGCAATTTCAACTTTGCGTTCATCCAAGCGGCAAAAACTGTTTGTGTGCCGTACTTTGCTACGCTTGCCGCAGGTGCCTGTTCAATTGGGGCAAAAATACGCCTAATGTCACGATCTACTGCATTGCGACCCTTTTCTCGCGCCTTGAGGGTAAATCCCTTACCGACCGATTGACCACCCGTGGATGGCTTTGCTTCAAAGGGAGGGGTGAAGTCCACCATGTCACGGCAAAGCAAGCGCGCTTGCTCACGAACAATGTCTGCCAACTTACCCTTTACGACTGATGCGTATACGGCGATAGCCTTACGGAGTTCCGTATTGTCTACCTTTACGTCCCGTTGGGCTGTGGCTACAATGGCCATTACTGGACGAGCGTCTGTACCTTGCAGATGACCCAAGCCGATGGCGGGCGATCATTGATGGCCATGATACGGTACTTCGTGGCGTTGAACTCGATGATGTTTCCCTTGGCGATTAGCCCCGGATTTGCCACGAAGTCGGTACGCTTGAACTTCACGTCGAAGGCCGCGCTGTCCACGAAGCCGCCCGTTTCCAAGTCCTGCATGACCATGGGTGGCCCCATGAGCGCGTCGAGGCTCACAGGCGACCCAGAAGGCACGTTCTTGACGGTGACTGCCTTGGGGATTTCAGCGATGATTTCAGCGGCATCAGCCGCCCATTCAGACTGGATGCTCATTTGAGTTTAGCCCGATGTCCATAAATGGGAGAAGCCCACCCCCTTTCGGAGATGGGCCTCTCGGCATTTGCGCGGTGGTGGCTGTCTGACGGCCACCTAAACTCGCACCTCTGATTAGGAGGTGAAGGCGATGCGCTGGAGGGCGTTCGGGTTACCGACAGCCGAACCGACGAGCCAGAGGGCGGACATGTTGTGCTTGCCCGTCTGCCAGTTGTACCAGTAGCGGAGAGCGAAGGTGAAGCCGCTGTCCGGGTCGGTGACGTTCATCTGTTCGCCACCACCCGTGGTCGGGGCGGCAGGAACGCGCGTCACGATGACCAAGCCTTCCTTGCAGGAAGCGAGGCCGTTAAGACCCTGCGTGTAGGGATCGCCGGAGGTCGGGAAGCCGTTGTACTCGGTGACCGAGAAGCCATGCAAGTTCTTGCTGATGGCGTTGTTCTGGATGACATCGCTGTTGCCGTACGAGAACGTCTGGGCGACGGAGGCATCCTGCACCAGTTGGCCCATGGCGTCCGGGGAGAGGAGCAACTTACGACCCTTGTGAGGGAGGTTAGCCTTGGTGAGATTCGTGGCGGCGTTGGCGATGGCGACACGGTTGAACGAAGCCTTGGCGCCGGAGTAAGCGGCGGTGGTGAAGTTCGCGCTGGTCACCTTGGAAAGCACTTCGTCGAACAGGGACTTCTGGACGGCGTTGGCGATCGGGGCGAAGAACAGGCGACGGAGGCGTTCCAGCGAGAGCGTGGAGGCTTCGTAGTCGGTGAAGGCGACATCGACGTACTTGAGGTCGGCGATGGTGACGGGAACGTCCGTGGAGACGGCATTGGCCGGAACGAAGCCGTTAGCGGCGTCGAAGGTCGTAGCGGTGAACGAGTCAGCATAACGGGTGTGAACCGTGGTGCCGCGCTCGGCGACGTAGGAACCGAAGTCCGTCACGGCAATTTCCGTGAGGGGAACCAGTTCCGGGACGAGGGTGCGAAGGGATTCTTCAGCGACCAGTTGGAGGGTTAAGCCTCCGATAGCATTAGCCATAGTAGTTGATTATTTAGGGTTGAAGTGAGAAAAATTAGGCCAGTTTGAGGACGCGCAGGATGGAAGCCTTGTTGCGATCGAAGAACGCTTGCTTCTCCTTGGTACCCATCTTCATGGCAGACCACTCGGCGACGACTTCGTCATCCGACTTTGCGGCGGCGTTGGCTTCACCGGGAGTGACTTCCACGGGAGCGACACCAGCGTCGGCGACGATGGCGGCGGCTTTCTTGCCAGCGGTTTCCTGCGCGGCGGCGATGCGAGCGACATCTTCCTGCGCCTTCTTGGCGAATGCTTCGGCGGTAGCCAACTTGTCGGCCATGTCCTTTGCCTGCGCGGCGAGTTCGACGAAGGCGGCTTCCTTGGAGGAAAGCGCGGCGCTCATCTCGGTCACCTTGGCGTTGAGGGAGGCGATTTCGCCAGCCTTGGCTTCGACTTCGGCAGTCTTGCCCGTGAACGCTTCCTTGAGGTCGGTGTACAGTTTTTCGAGGGTCATCTTGAGTTTAGCCGAATGTCAACGAGACTGCTTGTTGTCGGTGTCCACAGGGGGGCAGGACTCGTCTGGGATTTCGGGTGCTTCTTCATCGTCATCCTCGACTTCCTCATCCTTGTCGCCGTCCTTCTTTTTCTTCTTTTTCTTGCCCTTGGACACGGGGGCTACGCCATCGTCCTTCTCGCCCTGTTCCGGGCTGACATCGGCGGCGTAGGATGCGGTGGACTCGACGGAAGGCTCTTGGCGCTCAAGGTTGGCGTACACGTCCGCGCCGATGTGCATGAGCAGATCGTCGAGCGTGTCCTTGATGCCCGTTACGAGCATCTTGGTGGCGGCTTTGCGGCCAGACCAGCATTGACCCTGCATGTCCTTGATGTCGGCCATGGAACGCTTGCGGAGGATGTCGTTGATGAACCAAGCGTGGGTATCGGCCACGTCATCTTCGAACAACTTGCGCTGTTCTGGACTCATCTTGGTACCGGGGAATCCCGCGCCCTTGGCCCAGCCCGACTTGATTAGGTCGAGGGTATAGCCTTCTTCTGCGTATGCCTTGGACTCGTCAAGGACGGGGATGTAAACGCCGATGGAACCGACGGTCGAAGAACCGCTGACGAACACCTCATCGCATTGGCTCATCAGCCACATGGAGCCGGAGCAGGACTGGGAGCAAGTCCAGCCGATGGTGCGCTTGCCGCATTTGAAGATTCGGCTGGCCAACTCTGGTACGCCCGTGACGGTGCCGCCGGGGGAATTGAAGTCGAACAGGATGATTTCGATGTTGGGGTCGCGCTCGGCGTCCTCAATCATCTCCTCGATGTCATCCACGTCGCAACCGCCCATCAACTTTTCCAGTTCGGTTAGGTCGTTGCCGATGATGCCCTTGACGGGGATGATGGCCAACTTGCCGGACTTGGCCATCTCTGGCTTTTCGCCGAAGATCATCTCCAGCATGTCCTCAAGGTCGTCGTTCGCCTTCTGCGGGATGGGGAACTGGGCAATCTTGTCGAGGTAAGCCTTGGCCTTGCTCGGTTCAATGAGCATAGGCGTGAGGGTCTTAAAGGCGTTCTGAAGTGCGTTCATAATGGGTTATTCCTCGTCTGGAGGGTTCTTGACCTTCCGCTTTACGTTGGGGTCGTCCACGTCAACTTTGACATCCTCGCCATCGTCTTGGATGGTCATGGTGTCCTTGCCTTGCGCGCCTTCCTCGGAGAAGGATGCGTCGATGGCGTCGGGGGCGACGTTCTGCGGCTTGTAGATGGCCGAAGGCTGGATTTCGAACTCTTCGGCGAGTTCCTTGATGTATGCCTTCTCGGCGGCGTTGGCGCGCATCTGTTCGCGCGGATCGTCGCCGTTTTCGAGGTGGAACTGCGTGATGGTCTTGATGCCCGTTTCGATGTCGAGGCGGGTCTGTTGGGCATCCCGACCTGCGTCCACGGTGACACGGCGCGGCGTGGTGGAGGAAATCTGCATCCAAGTGTCGATGGAAGGCAGTTCGCCGTTCTTGATGGCGTTGCCGATGACGTAGCCCCACACAGGCGCGAGGAAGCGTTGCATCATCACGTTCTGGCGGTGCTGGAACTTGCGGTCGGCCTTGGCGACCACGAAGCGCATGGTGGCACCGCCAGCCTTGGTCGGGTCATGGACGAACTCAAACGGAAGCACCCCGGCGAGCGAGTCGCGCATGAGGTGTTCGATGAAGCCGTTGAAGGTGCTGTTGGGGCGCTGGGATTCGAAGGATTCCAACTTCTCGCCGGGAGCGAGGGCAAGGGTCTTGCCGCCGATGAAGGTCGAGGCTTCCTTGGGGTCGGCAAGGCCATTGGAGCCGTAGTCCTGCGGACGCATGCCGAAGGCTTCGAAGTCGGACTGGGTGCCGTCGAACTGCGCGTTTTCGCGCGTGATGGTTCGGACGAGATCGCTGTTGGTCTTTACGGCTTCCTTTTCGAGCGACAGGATTTCCAGCATGTCCACCAAGTTGTTGATGCTGTGCTGAAGGGGGCTGTAAGCGCGCGCGCCGGAGGCGAGTTCCGGCTCATACAGGTGCATGACCGCATTGGCTGGGACACGGCGGCTGGAGCCATCGGAACGGATGACGTTGTAGTAAACGGGGGCGCCGTAAGGGCCGAAAAGGATGCCATCGACCATGCCTGCGGGCGGGGCGCCGTCGTTGCCGGGGTTACCGACACGGTGGGACTCGATGACCTGCAACTTGGGACGGCCATCAGCCCCCTTGGTCTTGATGATGAAGCACTCGCCGTCACGATCCATCAGACGGCAACAGATGTGCTGGAGTTCGAAGAACGAATAGCGACCCGTGATGTCGCATGCGCGGGAAGCCCACTTGTTGAAGTACTTTTCGGCTTGGTCGTCCCAAGGCTCGCTACCCGACTGCGCTTGTAACTTGATGCCGCTACCGACGGAGTAGGTCGCCATGTCGGCGATGACCTGTCGGATGAGTCCCGCATTGAGTTCCAACCAGCGCATCTTGCGGGTCGTCTCCATGCGGTCGAACACCGTCATGGTCTTTTTGAAGTCCTGCGGCCACGACGACCAAATCCAACTGCGCTTGTTGGAGAACTTCGCGCTCTCGAAATTGCTGAAGATGCCCGGCCCTGTGGTGTTCGCCTGCTTCTTGAGGGCAGGGTTCACCTTGACGCCCTTGGCGGTGGGCGCGGTTGACTTCTTTGGCGGGGTCTTGCGGGTGTTTTTCTTCATCAGAGTCCTCGGAAGTTATTGAGCATGTTGATGACGCGCACACGGTCGATGGCCCCATACTTCTGGGGGTCTTTGACTTGGAGCGCGTATCGTGCTTCCAAAAGGGTCTGCTGGATGGTCATGGGGAACTCCTTGGTCACGGAGGTGCCGGAGTCAGAGTATTCCATCATGGTCTTGCCCTGCTTGAGCAGGACGACGGCCTGTGCGACGATCTCCTCGATGTCACAGATTTCCAAGACAAGAAAAATACCTTGAGCGCGAGCCATTTGGCTTTAGCCCGATGTCTATTGGGGTCTTGGATGCAGGATTGACGCCACCAGAGCCACCAATAACGCCCAACAACTTCCTGCATCCAAGACTTGCGACCATCCTGCAACGGTATGGTCATCCGTCAAGAAGAACTTTCGGGTTCTTTTGCGGGTTCCTTATCCTCGGCTGAAATGGCGTTCTTGTTCTTACCCTTGCCGATGAGTTTGGCCATCATGGCTGGGAGAACACCCATGACTTCGCAGTCCCAAAGGTGGTTTGCTCGGTCGCCGATGGGGAGCCAGATGGGGGTGCCGTTGTTGTTCTTTACACGGTGTTCGGACTGCATCTGCTTGCGGTACTCGTCCCCGGCGTCCTCGGCGTAGGTGTGGTGACCTGCGCGGCGTAGGCGGGAAAGGGAGTCCTTGAACACCAAGTTGGAGAACAGGTACAATTTGCAGGACTGGGCGCCGACTTGGATGACCTTGGCTGGCTGGTAGGGTCGATAGGCCACCTTCATGCCGTAGGGGGTCATCACGCGCCAAGCGAACTCGTTGGTGGCGGAACCCTTGGTGGCGTTCCAGCCGAAGCGCGCGCACAGGCGGTAGACGGAGTCCGTGTTCGGGCCGTCGCCGGAGTCGAGGAACGTGAAGAAGTTGGCCACCTCGTACTTGGTTTGGATTTCCCGCAGTTGGTCGTCGGTTTCGACGTAACCCCACCAGACCATGCGGGACTTGCCGTCCACCGACCACGAACGCACGATGGCGTAGTAGCCCTTGCGTTGCACGTCCACGGACATGAAGCGTAGGCGGGCGAACTGCTTCGCCTTGCGGTGATCGTCGGTAATGGGCGCGGCGGCGAGTTTGCCGTCCACCATGGCGCCTTCCTCGTCCCAGCCATCGGCCAACTTGTACCCGCTTGGCATGATTTCACCGCCCCCTTCGTCCACTTCCTCCGTCCATGAGACGGCGAGACGCTTCTGCTTGAACTCGATGCGGGATGTTTCGTCGCCGTGGTTGTCGTATGCGCGCTTGGCGATGATGGCTTCTTCCGCCAGTTCACCCCACGACATCCCCCATTGGGCGCAGAGCGAGTTCCAATGGAAGCCGACGATGCCTTTGGGCGCGCCGGGGTTCATGGGCGCGTATTCCGCCTTGGCGTTCATCTCCTGCCGGACGGCGAAGGAGTCATCGTGCATGTGGCCACAATGCTTGCACTTGTACTTGATGCCGCGCTTGACCTTGTCGATGTCCCAGCCGTCGCCGCCCTTGGCTTCGGGTGGGTAGATGAGTTGTTCGAACTCGTAGGCTTGTTGGGCATCGCAGGACAGGCAACGGAACATCCATTCCCGTCGGTCTGACTGCATCCAGAGGTTGGTGATGTCGTCGCCCTCGTAGCCGCCTTGGGAGATGAACACCGACTTCCCGTTCCATGTGAACGCCGTTCTGCGGCGTAGGGCTTCGCCAAGGTGTCCTTTGGGCCACATCCAGACTTCGTCCCCACCGAGGAATCGGATGGAACGGCGTTGGAGGTTCTTCTTGTTGTGCGCGCCCAGCACCCACATGGTGCAACGCTGGAACTGATTGGTGTGCCAGTTGGACTTCTCCTGCTTATTGACGCGCGACATGGTGGCAGGGGTCGCTTCCCAGATGGGCTTGAGGCGGTTGACCTGCCAGTCCTTGGCGTTGGGATCAACGTCTTGGAGCAGGAGGGTCGGCCCCGGTGTGCGTCCTGCGATGTACGCCGACCACAGTTCCAACAGGGTGGACTTGCCCATCTGGACTGAACCAAAGACCACGATGGTGCGGATTTCGGGGTCGCACATGGCGCGCAGGACGGGAGCGAGGTAAGGCGTGGAGTCCACACGGAACGGCCCCGGCATCGGCCCCGGCATGTTCTTCACGTTGGACTGTAGCCAATCGACGATGTCCCCGTCCGGGTCTGGGGCGAGGATTGCCCGCAGGTTGGACTCGTAGGTGTCGAGGGTGTCGTCGTTCATTCCTCCACCTCGTCCTCGTCGGACGAATCCTCCTGCTCGACGACGATGGGGTCATCGACCTGTTGGTCGTCGCCCTTGACCGTATCTTCGGCGTCGCCGACGGCTTGGGAGACGCGCGCAAGGATGCCGTTGATCTCGTCGTCGATGGACTTCAAAGCCCTGCCGGGGTTGTCGGGATTGGCGCGGGAGGCGACCTTGGTGCCGAGTTGGGTGAGTTCGCTACGGATGTCGTTGAGGATTTTCCCGAAGCGTTCGACGGCGGTCTGGGTGCGGATGAACTCCTTGGATGCGATCTGGCGCGCGTGGAGTTCCTTCTCCAGCGTGACGAGGGTCTTGACCAACTTGTCGTAGGTCGAGTAGGACTTGGCGGCTTCGGGCGACCCGCTACGCAGGTCGGTGAGGTAGTGGTCATAGGCCAAAGCCTTTAGTTCGCGCTGGCGTTCGACGGTTTCGTTGAAGTCCTTGTCCGGGCGGACGGTCGGGCCTGCTCCGTTTCCGCGCGCGCGGCGTTGCATCAG